GGACCAGCGAAAGCTGCAACTATTACAGCTAGTGCTGGATCTAAACCTAATTCATTACTTGCTAAAAATGTTAAGAAAGATACTAATACCCCACGTGCATAGGATTTTAGTATGGCTTTTTGCTTCTTGCTTATTTTCATATTTTGCCCCCTAGTAGTGGTATGTCGAACTCTCTGCCGTCTTTGTCGCCTAACTTTGTAAAACTAATATGGATGTGCTTTGTGTGTTTATTAAAACCCTTGTACTTACGCCACTTAAAATTAAGTATCCTGCTAGCAATCATGCCATTATGAATTACGTAAGATATACGCTTATCGGTTTTCGCACATTTTCTGATCTGGTCAGCCAGATATATTGAGATCCCTTCGGATGAATCCAAGCGAGAATCCACATCAATGGCTCTGACACACCCAGATTTGTCTGGATTATGATCCGATTTGGTGGCGCTATGACGAGCATCACCAATCCACCCATCACTGGTAGAGCGGCGATCTGGATACCAGGTATCAATTTGCTCTCTTAACTGCACACCAGCTGCACATAACCACGGCTTCAATTAATAAACCCTAATTTTAATAAATCTTTGGTGGGTTTTTAATCTCATCTGGTAGCGCATTGTAGGCATCTTGGATTTCTTGCCAAGTAGGTTTTTGCCTGCTATCTAGCCAGTTTAATTCATTAAAGCATTGTTCATCATTGTCAGTAGTACTACCAAAGTACTCTGCGGCTGGTAATAATGCTTGGATTCCTAGTGCTACATCTATCATATTAAGCCACCTTTGCTATCGTTACTTGAGCATAAACTTCATCTACACCAAAATTACCATTAACGCCAAATCCATCTGTAGACCTAGTAGCAGCACATCGGTGTTGTAATTCAAAAACTTTTGTACCAGTAAGAACAATAACACCAGAAACTGCTGGGAAATTTTGAATAGAAGCGCCAGTACCCGACATTGAAGATTGCCCTTGAATTGCCACCGCAGAATCAGTTATATTGTAAAATCTTACTTGATGGTTATTTACAAAAAATGCAGGTGCACTTGCGTAAATATGAAAAGTGCCAGCAGGCAAAGTAATTTGATTGCTTGCAATAGATGAGCCTGATATTTGATTTACTTGAGTATTGTTAATATCTCTTGTACGCCAAGCACCATCGGTAAAAGTTCCACCGCCAGTTCCAGCCGCTTTAACATCTCTAAAAATTGAATAGGTTGTGCCACCACCCACAGGAGTTGCCCAACTTGGCACACCGCCTGCAACGGTAAGCACTTGACCAGTAGAACCAATTCCGAGGCGGGCAGGTGTTGAACCACTTGAAGAATAAATTGTATCGCCAGTAGTTGTCATTGGATTAGTCATGCCTGTAGTATCTAAATTAGCCCAAGCAGATCCTGTGTAATAAGTTGTAACGTTTGTATCTTTAAGGTATGCAAAGTTACCTTCTTGTGGTGATGTAACGGCTGCATCTCTAGCTGTGGCACTAGCAAACACCCACACGCCTTGCATTAAATAGCCATCTACATCGGCTGCGGTTAATACCTCGCCTGTAACAAAATCTTTAAACCCTAAACCTGCTGCCATTATCTCTCCTTAGTAACTAAGCACATTATAGTCTAAAGTGCCCCATATATTGTTATTCAAAATCAGAGCGTCAATAACTGGCTCTAATGTGGTGAACGTGGTTTTCCAACTATTCGGGGTTATTGCCATACGAACCCCAAAAATCTGTAAAGTCTTTTCTAAAAGTGATCCACCAGGCTGGGTAGTCTTGACTGTAATTGGATCGAAGAAATCTAAATCTAAAGCTGCCAATATACCTGAGTTGTAGTTATCGGTGTATAGATCTAGAACTATGGCATCTACTCTTATAGAGGTTTCTTGCCTACTAGCCACATAAGCCTGGGCATAATCTAGGGCTACTGCATCTGATTGCATAAGTAGATTATCTAAAAAATAACTATGCAAAAAGTACTTATCTATGCTGGCTTGATTTAAAGCGACCTGTGCGCTACCACCAGTTCTAGTAATAGTGGCTTTATTAAATATCAATACATCGTTTAATATCCAGGTAGCATCAAAATAATCTATGCCAGATCCATCATCTGCAAAAACTGTAGGTGTGCCACCAATAGATCCAGCGGTTACGCCTCGATCTTGAAATACGAAGTTATTGTCGGCACTGACATAGATAGCACCATATTCGGACTCTGTTGCAATTTGTAAAGCCTGTAATGCTGTGCGGTTAGTGCCTGGATCTGCTTGTAATGTAGTAAGGCCTGCATCAATATCTCGTTGAGATGCTGGCCAATTAATTTCATCTAGTATTTGATTAATACGAGTACCTGATAGATCTCCAGCATTAGCGCCAGTTACTGTGCTTATCTGTGCTAATTGGGCTAATCTAAAAGCATCTACAGCTTGAATAGTAGTCATGGCCAAATCTGCTTCTGATTCATCTGGATATGTTGTAACATAACTTGTGATAAATCCTGAAAATATAGGGTAAGTATTAACACCATAGGTAGCCGTAATCTGTACTTTCTTCATAGGCGTTAATAAATTGTAATATGGCCCTGATACGTTCTGTGGGTTAAAATCGCCATTTTGATCTACTATGCGTAATGTAAGTGATCCTGTTTGGAATTGATCGCTAAGAGCAGTACGGCCTCGATTAGTTTCAATTCTATTTACTTGATTAGATACATCGACAATTATTGATGCAGGATCTCCTAGTACATTTACATCTAATTGGCCAGTATCTAATATCATGGCTTGGGCAAAGCTAGGGCCAGTACTAAAATTTATTATTGCATTTATTACTGGTACTGTCATAAGAACCCAGCAGGTGTAGTGCTATATCCCGATCTAGTTGCTATTTGTATGCTTTCTGCAATAGCCTGGCTTAACTTGTCGCCACTACCTGCAGTATCTACAGTTATGCGTATGTCTTGCGCTGTTGGTCTTAAACCGCTAAGTGGATCAAATCTAAAGCCTGTATTTGCTAAATCTTGTGTAGTAACAGTTAAGCTAGATAATGGATCATAAGGTGTTAGTGCAGGTGACATAAACGAGCCACCAGCACTAGTGCGTGGCTTTGTTAAACCTGTAGCTAATAAATCAGCATCTGTAGGCCTTAGACTTTTTAGTGGATCAAATATCATTAATCTAGCAATAGTAGCCTGGAAAGCAGCTTCTAATGCAGCAGCACTCTTAGCCATAGATTCAGCCATTTTCTTTGCAGCCTCTGCCGCTTCCATCTCTGCTAATATCTTTTTGGCTAATGCTTCATTGTTATCTAGTATGGCTAGTTGAGCCTTAATGCGTAGTTTGGTTTCTGCATCTACTGATTCGTTTAAGGCTACGTTTAAGCCTATGCGTTCTAAATCAAATTTATCTTTAAGTTGATCTACAGCTGTCTTTTTCTTTAATTGATCGTTTTCAGCCTTACGTAATGCAACAGAGTTTTTAATCGCTCGTTCTTCTAGTTTTCTTTGTTGCGCATTAATTCGGCCTGCAGTTCTTTCTTGACCACCACGATCAACTTGTGGTACAGCGCCTCGACCAATTTGTCTAAGCCCGCCAATATATGCCCCAATTACTGGGATATTTCTAATATCAAATATATTGCCAACGCCAGGTACATTAGTTAATTCTTTTAACTTACTGGCTATTTGTCCTAAGCCTAAAATTACTTCGCTTGTAGCTGTGGCAAAGTTTTCCATGCCTGTAGTTAAATCTTCTATAGTGTTATCATCACTTAATAAGGTTAAAGAATCTAAAATACCTTTGCCGATAATTTCTTGGGCATTGGCAGATGCTGCAGCTAGTAGATCCATCTTTCCAGCATAGGTAGTTAATCTGGCTGCGGATTGACCTGCAAACTTTTTATTAAGTTCGCCCATGATCTTATCCATGTCGCCAGTAGCTAATAAGGTTTTATCTAGTCCAGCACCTAATCTGCTAAGGCCTGTGGTATTGCCTGCATAGGCACGTGATAATGCTGTAGTAACGGCTGTTAATGATTTGCCCGTACCAGCGCTTATATTTAGAGCTGTATTTAATGCATCTTGGCTAGTAGTAATTGAGCCTGTAATAGTTAATAATTGCTGAAAGGCTGGTCTTAACTGGTCATCTAATACGCCTGTAGTC